TGTCAGGGTGAAAAAGAGTTCGAAGATGATTTGAAACGATTCAAGTATATAAAGAGATTACTCCGAAGATACTATGAAACGAATGAATTAAAAGAAAGGTTGTTACTAAATCATCTTACAGTACTAAACAATGTATTTGGTCCAGAAGCAACCAATACATTATTACTGTATAAAGTACAATCAGAATTTTGGGGTGCTCTGAAATCGTTTCTCATTTTTCTAAATACAATTGAGTCACACGAATTAAGTCATATTCAACATGATAAAAAAGTGTTGGAGATATTGGAGAAACTATAATGGGTGCAGCGATAGACCTATTTGTAACATATCGGTTTATTAAATTATTGACAACACCATTTGAAAAGACTGAAGCATACAAATTAGGTATTATAGACAAAGACGGAAATAGGATAAAGAAAGAAGGTTCCACTAAACCTGCTGTTGAACTCTCCACTTCAGAACTAAAGAAAGCATACACAGTTCTTCACAAACTTGTATTCAATATCAAGAAAATATTTGCTAAAGTTCCTGGATTAAGATCCAAACTTGGTACATATGCTGCTGCACTATTCCTACTCAAAGACACATTCAAAGAACATGTTGAAGATCCAGATGTTTTTGAAAAAGAATTTTATAAATATCTAAAAGAAAATAATATCGAATTAGACAATAGTATATCAGAAGAAGTTATTGCCTTTGGTGAAGTATTGCCTAAAGGTGAATATGTATTACAGAATGATATACTAAATAGAGAATCAGAGGAGTTATCTGCTAAGAAGGGTGACATCGTTATATGTTATGACGAAGAAGCACCAGTAGATACTGTTTTGGGAGTGGATATATTTGAAGTTATCCATGTTAAAAGTAACGAAAAGATATATGTAAGTTTAGAAGATATTAGGGAAAAGTAAATGAGTAAGAAATGGACAGAAGTAGATGTTTATAGTGGTCTACCAAAAAATGAAGATGCTCCTGCGAACTTTGCTGGTGCTGGAAGTGGTGTGTCACTACCACCAGATGTTCAGATTAGCAAAAAGAAAAAAATTCTAGATGCTCGTACTAAAGAGTATCGTCAGCATAGAGCAAGACTCGAAGCAAAGAGACAAAAGAGAATTGAAGCAAAAGAAAAAGCAAATGCTAATAAATTTATTGAGAAAGTAAAAGAGAGTATTAAGAATGGCAACTTATCTAAGTAAGAACGACTTAGAATATACAGTAGACTTTGGTACTAATGATGATGTGCTAGAACTAGCTGCACTCTTTGATTTTGCATCAGAAGGATTAGTTAAATATTATCACGACGATCTTTATACTTTAGAAGGAACATATCCTATACCATCACTTGGAATTATAGAATTTTCAAAATACATGTCAACAACTGAAACTCAAAGAATGGGTGACAGTTATGTTGACTTTGATAATGATTACTATTATAAAAGTACAAATTCAGTTGTGGCAAAACATAATAATAAAGTCATTGGTGCTGCAATCTGCTTACCACATAATAATGTAAACATGACAACACATGTTACAAATACTTTCAATACTGAAAAGAAAGCACACTTACAAGTTTATATAGACAACAAAGTTGCTGATGCTTGGTTTATTGAACAGTTTGGTGTTCAATCACCATTTCAATTACAAGGTGTGGGTACAACTATATTAAATAAAGTAAAAGAACACGCTGAGTCTCAAAGTTATAGTGAAGTCTCTACTTTTGTTTATGATAAAAATACAGACTCAAAAGCATTTTTAGAATCAAAAGGTTTTACTTCAGATAGAACTATTGATGTAAGTTCTCATCCATTCTTTCAAGGAATATCAGTTTCAAATTTACATCGTATGAGGTGTTCATTATGAAGACATTTAATATGTTTATGTGGGAAAAATTTTCCCCTGTACAAATTTCTAAACTTAAAACTGCATATGGTAAATTAAATAAAGTAGATCCTACTGGACCAGCATATAAGAAAGGTAAAGAAATAATATCTAAACTAGATAAAAATGATTTAATGAGTCTTGCGAAAGCAAAGATTAAATTTTTATCTCAAATGGCTGCAAGTGAACTTTCAAGGTCTCACAATGTTAAACTAAAAGCAAAAGAATATATGGAAAGCGATATGAAAGAATATAATTCATATCCAACAGGTGGTGCTTCTACTGGTCCAGGAATGGGACAATATCGCCCAGTTGCAGATTTAAATGCAAGTAAGAAAGTTAAAGTAAAGAAAAACAAAACAAATTACAATCGGTAGTTGATTGTGAAGTCGTTTAAACAGTTTACAATATCTGAACAAAAGATTACAGCATCAGATTTAAAAGTATTAGAAAAGTATGCTGATCGTTTATTTGCTAAAGTTGGCATTGATGTTAATTTTACCAGACACTTTCTTGATAGGGTAAATGATTCTAGAAATAATAAACAAATCACTTCATCAGAATTAACAAGATTATTTAAACAATCATATCAGAAGTATGGTAAGAAGATTGCTTCATTAGGTAAAGACGCACAAGCAGTAATTAATGATATGAAGAACGATATTAACATGCCATTCGTTCTCAAGTGGGATGGGAAAGAGTTAGACTTAATTGCTAAAACAATTATGAGAAAGAAAAACTTTCAGACTTCAAACCCCAAACTACAGTTTGAAAAAGCACCAGATACATCTGATGCCATGAAAAGATACAAGTCAGGAAAAGCAGGGTTTACGGACATTGCCCACTTAAAAGCAAAAGGACTTATTAAAAGATCTGATGGAACTAAAAAAAAGTCAGATAAATACAAATAGGAGAAAACTATGTTAGATTTTATCAAAGATAGATTTACAGAAAGAACATCATTAGATGGTTCTTTACTCATTGCTATTGGGGTTGTTTGTTTATTATTTGGTCCACTTGTCAAGTATGCAGCTTATGTTGCTATTGTCTATGGTGCGTGGACATTATTAAAATCTGAATAAATTATAGAGGTATATTATGATTTTTGGACAAATTAAAATGATGATTACTATACTCCTCGTCGTTGGCATTGCTGGCGCAGGAGTGTATGTAATGAAACTACGAGCAGATAATGAAGTATTGAAAGCAAATCAAGTTTTACTTGAACAATCTGTAGAGTCTCAGAAACAAGTCATTGCTCAACAGAAAAAAGACTTTGACGATATTCTGAAAGCAAATAAAGACTTACAAAAATTAAATGAAACTTTAAATAAAGAAATTAAAAAATTAGATGATAAATTTAATAAGACCAATGCCTCTGGTAAGAAAAGAGACTTGGGTGATATTGCCATTGCTAAACCAAAAGTGATGGAAAAGATAATTAATAAGGCAACAGTAAATGCGACTAGATGTGTTGAAGTCGCAATGGGTGCGCCACTAACACAGGATGAAATAAATGCGACTAAGAAATCACAAATTAATTCAGAGTGTCCTAGTCTTGTCAATCCTAACTATGTCCCTTACGATTAGTGGATGTAGTTCGATAAAGAAACTAGACATTTTTACAACAGAAGTAGAAAGACAACCACTTAATCTGGAAAGTCCAGAACCAGTCAAGTTGGATAAGATTGATTGGATTGTTGTTTCTTCAGAAAATGCTGAAGAAATGTTTGCTAGACTTAAAAAAGAAGGATATGATCCAGTAGTATTTGGATTAAGTGATGAAGAATATGAAGATTTGGCAATGAACTTTGCTCAAATCAGAGCATACATTATTAAACAGAATGAAATACTGAAGAAATACAGGGAGTATTACGAACCTGAATTACAGAAAGAACTAAATAATACTTCTAAGGGAGAATAAACAAATGAGTAAATTTAATGGTTTGTTGGATGCAAAGTTTAATCCACCAAGAAACTGGACACTGGATGTCCCATTAAAATTTCAGTCAGATATACTCGACAAAGACATGATTGATATGTTAAAATTCTGTGGTATTCAAGTAACTAAAACAACTGGTACAGTTACAGTTCCTAAAGGATACATCACAGATTTAGCATCAGTACCAAGAGTTTGTTGGGCATTTATCGCACCTTTTGATGTTGCTCGAGCAGCAGTAGTACATGATATTATGTATGAAAAAATAAATGGTGCATATAAAGAAGGAAAAATATCTACTAAATGCGAAAGGGAAACTTATCGTAAAATTGCTGATGATGTATTTAGAGATGGTATGCGTGCAGCAGAACCATCAGTTCCTAAATGGAAAATTTTTAGTGCATACTGGTCAGTAAGAATGTTTGGTCGTTGGGCAATTAATAGTTCCGCACCGAGAGGTTAAGACATGTGGGAAATGATTGAACGCATGATGTCGGACAGACTCTGGATTTATACAGGTATTGCTGGAGCATTATTCGGTGCAGCATTTTTATTCTGGTTTAAAGATACTAGAATGGCAATATGGGCAGTTAGCAAGTTTGATAACTTTCTTTCTTTCCTAGCAATTCGTTGGGGTTGGACTTGGTTACAAGATGATCCTGATGCTTGGCGTGTTAAGTATCCTAAGATAACCACTAAAATAGATGAACTAGAAACTAGAATCAAAATATTGGAGATAAAGAAAAAATGAAGTTCCCTAAAATTGGAGATCGTATAATACATGATGAACCTGAATTTAATAGAGTAAATGAGGGAGAGGTAACTTCAATATTGTCAAGACAATTTACATACAGAGTACCAAACGAAAAGCATGAAAGGATATGTATGTTTGGGGAGAATTGGAAATACAAGGATGAATGACATAACTAAAGATTTACATTTAGAAGTAGAACTTCTTAAGAAAGAAGTTAAGGACATGAAAGAAATTCATGTTCGTTTAGATACTGCTATCACAAAGATAACAGATGTTTCTAACTGTATCCATAGAATGTTAGCAGTCCATGATGAGAAGATTGCTAATGCTGAGGAAGCACAAGCAAAGTCTACTAATGAATTCACTAAGGATATTAAAGAATTACATGGCAGAATTACATCCACAACTAGTGAACTAAGAGATCTAATGACTCAGCAACATAGAGTTGCAGAGTCGTCCTTAAACGCTCTCAGAGACGATATACAGGGTCGTGTAGCAATCTTAGATAGGTGGCGTTACCTTATAATTGGTGGCAGTATAGTAGTCGGTTTTATCCTTCAAAAACTTCCTATTTGGTAAAAAAAGACTTGCTTTTTTCGTTTCAATAGTGTATAATTGTTGAAACTTTTATTTTGGGTATGATTTTATTATGTTCACTGAGATCAAGTATCTTAACATCGTTTCACCACAACTAAGAAACTTCAAAAAGAAGTCCAATGAACTTTGGAACTTCTCCTGTCCCTATTGTGGAGACTCTCAAAAGTCTAAAACCAAGGCAAGAGGATTCGTATTCCGCAAAGAATCAAATCTTATATATAAGTGTCATAACTGTGGTGTCGGTGCAAGTTTTAAGAACTTTCTAAAGAACTTGGACTTGAAAATCTATAATGAATATATAATGGAGAGGTACAAAAAGAATGACTCTGATGAACCTGTCGTTCCTCAGACCAGACAACCCAAAGTAATTAGAAGAGATGAAGTAGTTAAATCTCTCAAGAAGATTTCTTCACTGGAGCATAATCACCCTGTAAAAAAATATATTCTAAGTAGACAGATTCCCTCAAAAGTCCACTATGAACTTTTTTACACTCCAAAATTTTACAAATGGGTTAATTCTATTGTACCAAATAAATTCCCAGAGTTGAAGGGTGACCATCCAAGATTAGTCATTCCTTTCTTTGATGAAAAGGGAAAGATGTTTGCTTTTCAAGGAAGAGCATTCGGTGAAGAAAAACCTAAGTATATTACAATTGTACTTAATAATGGTAAACAAAAAATATATGGATTAAACAGAGTAAACTGGAATAGAACAGTTTATGTAACTGAAGGTCCAATCGATAGTTTGTTTATTGATAATTGTGTTGCAACAGCACAATCAGATTTGAGAATTGGTAAGAAAGACAATGTAGTCTTGATACCTGATAATGAACCAAGAAACTTTGAGATTGTTAAACAAATTGAAAAGTTTATTGACGATGGATATTCGGTTGTTCTTTGGCCAGATTCCATAAAACAAAAAGATGTAAATGAGATGATTCTTTCAGGTATGACAGAATCGCAAATTAAAAAAATAATAATCGAGAATACATACACTGGTCTTCAAGCAAAGGCACAGTTTATGTTTTGGAAGAAGGTAGAAATTAAAAATGAGAAAAGAGTATCAAGGAATTGAAATTGACACCATCAAAGATAAACTACTTTCTGAACAAGCAAACAAATTACTAAAAGACTATTACTGCAAAAAAGGTGAAACATCGCCTCAAATGGCATTCGCTCGTGCTGCCACTGCATATTGTTATGGTGATTTAAAACTTGCTCAGAGAATTTATGATTATGTTTCTAATGGGTGGTTCATGTATGCTTCACCAGTATTATCAAACGCACCACTTAAAGACGAGAAAGTAAAATCATTACCAATCTCTTGTTTCCTTTCATATGTTCCAGATACACTAGAAGGGTTAATTGACCATACTTCTGAACTAAGGTGGTTATCGGTCAAAGGAGGAGGTGTGGGAGGACACTGGAGCGATGTTCGTTCAGTATCTGATGTAGCTCCTGGACCAATACCTTTTCTACATACTGTAGATGCGGATATGACTGCATATCGTCAAGGAAAAACTAGAAAGGGATCGTATGCTTCATACATTGATATATCACATCCAGATATTGTAGAGTTTCTCTCTATTCGTATTCCTACAGGTGATGTGGGTAGAAAGTGTTTGAATCTACATCACGCAGTAAATGTCACTGATAAGTTTATGAAAGCAGTGAAAGATAATAAACAGTGGGAATTAAAAGATCCGAATGATGATACAGTTCGTGATACTATATCTGCAAGAAAACTATGGGAAAAAGTTTTAGAGACTAGATTTAGAACTGGTGAACCATATGTAAACTTTATCGACACAGCAAACAAGTATTTGCCACAAGAACTAAAAGATAAAGGTCTGAAGATACATGGTTCAAATCTTTGTAATGAAATACATTTACCTACTAATGAAGATAGAACAGCAGTTTGTTGTCTGTCATCTTTAAATTTAGAATTATATGATGAGTGGAAAGATACAACAATTGTACAAGATCTTATAAGATTTCTTGACAATGTATTACAATTCTTTATAGATAATGCACCAGATGAAATTAGTCGTGCTAGATATTCAGCCACACAAGAAAGATCATTAGGATTGGGTGCGATGGGATTACACTCATTGTTTCAAAGAAGAAGAATTTCTTTTGAGTCTCAAGAAGCAAAAGAATTAAATGAAGAAGTTTTTTCTCTTATTCAAGAAAGAGCAATAGAAGAAACTTTGGTATTGGGTAAAGAAAAAGGTGAAGCACCAGACATGAAAGGATCTGGTCGTAGAAATGCTCATCTACTTGCGATTGCTCCAAACGCAAACAGTTCTATGATTGTTTCTTGTTCACCTTCAATAGAACCACATAAAGCAAATGCTTATACACATAGAACAAGAGCAGGTTCACATTTAATTAAGAACAGATACTTAAAAGATGAACTTGAAAAGATACACATGAACACACCAGAAGTATGGACTTCTATTATTACTAATGGTGGTTCTGTTCAACATCTAGATTTCTTAGATGATGAAGTCAAAGAAGTATTTAAAACAGCAATAGAGATAGATCAAAAAGTAATTGTACAACTTGGTGGAGACAGACAAAAACATATCTGTCAAGGACAATCACTTAATCTATTTTTCCCTGCAGGAGCATCTAAGAAATATGTTCATGAGGTGCATTTTGAAGCATGGAAAACTGAATGTAAAGGTTTATATTATTTAAGAACAGAAACATCTCATCGTGCTGAGAATGTTTCAGAGAAAGTTAAATTAGAAAAATTAAAAGACTATAAACAAGAAGATGACTCAGGTTGTCTGGCTTGCGAAGGATAAGGAGAGAATAGATGGAAGTACAGATTTACACAAGGACTGATTGTCCTTATTGCGTTGATGCAAAACAGTGGTTCAACTCATTTAACATAGATTACATTGAACATTGTATGGATGACGAAGATGAAAGACTTTCGTTTTTCCAAAGAATTAATAACAATAAAGAACAACTGGGTGTTGCTAAAGCAGTAAATACTGTACCACAAATATTCATAGATGGTAAAAGGGTTGGAGGATATAGTGAGTTACTAAGACAACAAGAAAGTATTCTCAAGAAAAGAGGTGGCAGTTTAACAACACAATCTGAAACATACAAACCATTCTTTTACCCATTTGCTGTTGACTTAACAATCAAGCATGAGAAAGCACACTGGATTGAAGACGAGGTTGACTTGACTGAAGATGTAACTGACTGGAAGATGAACAAAGTTACACCAGTAGAAAAAGAATACATTACAAACATTTTAAGATTGTTTACACAATCTGATGTTGCTGTTGGTCAAAACTATTATGACCAATTTATTCCTAAGTTTAAAAACAATGAAGTAAGAAATATGCTTGGTTCTTTCGCAAACAGAGAAGGTGTCCATCAAAGAGCATATGCTTTATTGAATGACACATTAGGTTTACCTGATGAAGAATATCATGCATTCTTAGAGTATAAAGAAATGGCAGATAAGATTGCATTTATGCAAAAGTCAGATGTAACAACTCACAGTGGTCTAGCACATGCATTAGCAAAGTCTGTATTTAATGAAGGTGTTGCTTTGTTTGCATCATTCGTAATGCTATTGAACTTTCAAAGATTTGGTAAGATGAAAGGAATGGGTAAAGTTGTAGAGTGGTCTATCCGTGACGAGTCTATGCATGTTGAGGGTAACTCTAAACTATTTAAAGCATTTTGTTCAGAGCATCCTAAACTTATCAATGATGAGTTTAAGAAAGAAATTTACATTATGGCAAAAGATATTGTAAAACTTGAAGACAAGTTTATAGATCTCGCATATTCTATGGGTGATATAGAAGGGTTATCATCTGAAGATGTTAAGAACTATATAAGATATATAACAGACAGAAGATTGTTACAATTAGGTTTAAAAACTACATTTAAGATTAAAGAAAATCCACTGCCATGGTTGGAGTGGGTGTTGAATGGTGCCGACCACACAAACTTCTTTGAAAACAGGGTTACAGAATATGAAGTTGCTGGATTGACAGGCAACTGGGATGATGCCTATGAGGAAGAAGTTGCGTGAAAATAATAGTAGTGTGTGACTCTTGCGAAGCAGAGTATAATATATTTCATGACATGAACGAAAGGAACTATAAACTTTCCTTTTGTTCATTTTGTGGTGGGGAACTTGAAATTGAAGAAGATATGTTAGAAACTTTATTTACAGAGGATGATGAAGATGAATGGGAAGGGTGATAAAAGAAGACCAATGCAAATAAGTCATGAAGAACTGGCTGCAAGGTGGGATGCTGTTTTCAATGGCAAACCAAACGCAAATTTGTTAAACTTAGATCCTAAAGAAGAAAAGATAAAGGAAGAAAAAAAAGAAACTGAGGAAGATTGAATGTGGTACTATCGTGATGATGAGTTTACCAGTGAAATGATTGGAGATTATGTTGGATTTGTTTATGTAATTACCGATCTAAATAATAAAAAGAAGTATGTAGGAAAGAAACTTTTTAACTCTACTCGTAGACTTGCTCCACTAAAAGGCAAGACTCGTAAAAGAAAAGTAACTAAAGAATCTGACTGGCAAGATTATTTTGGTTCTAGTGATGAAGTAAAGATAATTGTTGAAAAAAATGGTAGAGATTCTTTTCATAGAGAAATTTTACATTTATGTAACTCTAAAGGTGAGATGTCCTACTTAGAGGCAAAAGAACAGTTTGATCGTGAAGTCCTACTATCTGATGATTACTATAACGGAATTATAAACTGCAAAATACATAGGACACATGTGAGAGGACTAAAAGATAATGACTGATTATATAGAACAATATAAGCAATACCATAGAGAAAATAATAATTATTCTGGCAACTCATTACCACCACAAGCAATACATATACAAGATTTAATTATTGATACTAAATCACAAACAGTATTAGATTATGGTTGTGGTAAAGGACATCAATATACTAAGTGGAATATGCATAAAGATTGGGGTTTGATGCCTGAACTTTATGATCCAGCAGTTCCTGAACATGAGGTGTTACCTGATAAAAATTTTGATGGTATTATCTCTACAGATGTAATGGAGCATATACCTGAGGAACAAATACCAGAAGTGTTTGAATATATTTTTAGTCATGCAGACAAGTTTGTATTTTTAGGTATCTCAACAAAACTAGCAAAGGCATTGTTACCAAATGGTGAGAACGCACATTGTACTGTTAAACCAATAGAGTGGTGGACAAGTATGGTAGAAAAACATGCACCTAAAAGAGTGTATACACATATTAAAACATATGGTGAGTGTAATAATTATCACATTTTAAATGAAGATCTTTACTTCGAAATGTTATGAATAAAATAATTACACACTGGACTTTCCCACTTTTCACATTACTAATTTTATTATTAGTACAAATCAAAGATCCTATTGTAACTGAAATAGCAAGACTTAAACAGTTTGATTTACTACAACAACTTGACAAACCAGTCATGTCTAAAGATGTTGCTATTCTAGAAATTGATGAAGCATCAATTGAGAAGTATGGTCAGTGGCCATGGAAAAGAACTGTGATGGCAGATTTAATTGGGAAACTAAGATATTCTGGTGCTAATGTAATTGTACTTCCTATACTTTTTTCTGAAGAAGATAGACTTGGTGGTGATGGAGATCTTGCTTATACTATAAAAGACAATGGTGTAGTTATAGCACAAGTTGGTTCTAATAACGCAAATAAGAATGGAGTTGAACGAGGTGTCGCAAAGATAGGCGATCCTATACCATATTTGTTTGAGTGGAAAGGTATGCTTGGACCAATACCAGAACTTGGTCAAGTAGCAGATGGTGTTGGTGTAATCAACAGTGTACCTGAAGTCGATGGTGTTGTTCGTAGATTACCACTACTCATGAGGGTTGGTGAAGAAGTGTATCCATCTGTCGCCTTAGAAGTCCTCAGAGTCGCTGTAAGGGATCCTAGTTATCAAGTTAAGGCAAATGAAGGTGGTATTGTTGCGATGCGAGTTCCAGGATTTACTACTGTTAATACAGATCAGAATGGTAGAATCTGGTTAAGGTGGAATAAACAATTTCAAACAGTATCTGCTTCACAAAATGACTTTTCTGAGTTAGAAGGCAAGGTTGTAATCATTGGTACAACAGCAGAAGGTATCGGTGGTGTTGTTGCTTCTCCTACTGGTGAACAATACTCACATCAAGCAATTGCCACATCATTACAAACAGTATTAGATGGTGAGAATATACAAAGACCCTATTGGGCAAAACTCGCAGAGATATCTTTAGTATTCTTTATTGGTATTTTAATTATAGTTCTTACAAGATTCACACCATACTTTGTAATTGGTTTGAGTATAATCTTATTGTTGGGTGGATTACAACATCTTTCAATAAATCTTTGGCAAAATAATTTATATTTGTTTGATATTACGATAGCATCCCTTGTCGTATTGTTGGTTGGAATGCATTCTATCTTCAATCGTTTCATTTTAGAGTTTAGACTGAAACAACAAATTAAGAAACAGTTTGAAAAATATTTAGATCCTAGACAGGTAGCAATACTCATAAAGCATCCTGAGAAACTTAAATTGGGTGGCGATAGAAAAGAGATGTCTTTCTTGTTTATGGACATTGTAGGTTTCACACCAATATCAGAGTATTATAAAAACAATGATGATCCAGAAGGTCTTGTTGAACTGATAAATGAATTTCTAAATGAAGTAAGTAATATAATATTAAAGAATGGTGGCATGATAGATAAGTTTATGGGTGATTGTGTGATGGCAATATTTGGTGCGCCATTAGATATGCCCAATCATGCTGAGATGGCAATTAAGTCGTGCCAAGAAATAGAAGAAAAGGTTAAAGAACTAAAAATACTATACAAAGAACGTGGACTACCTGACATCAATGTAGGCACAGGTGTGAACACAGGTATTGCGATTGTAGGCAACATGGGTTCAAAGACAAGACTTGATTATTCTGTTGTAGGTGACGCAGTTAATTTAGCTGCAAGATTAGAAGCAACTGCTTGTCGAGGTGATTATAAAGATAATCCAACTATATGGTCATCATACACACAAGAACAATTACCAGATACATTTAAGACTAAGAGTATCGGTGAGATAAAAGTTAAAGGTAAAGAAGAACTAATTAAGATTTATACTTTTCAGACAGGAGAAAAATAATGTATGAGTATAGAGTGGAAATAAAAAGAGTGGTTGATGGTGATACTGTCGATGTTGATATTGATTTAGGTTTTGGTATCTGGATGAGAAATGAAAGAATCAGATTGATGGGTATTGATACACCTGAGAGTAGAACACGAGATTTAGAAGAAAAGAAATATGGTCTTGCTGCCAAAAAGTTTTTACAGAATATGTTAGATGACGAAGGTGGTATTACATTAAAAACTGATAAAGATGCTGAAGGTAAATTTGGTCGTATTCTTGGAACATTTTATAGAACAACAAACTATGCCGATCAATCAATCAATGATTATATGGTAGAAAAACATCACGCAGTTGCGTATTTTGGACAATCAAAAGATTTAATCAAAGAAGAACATTTAGCAAATAGAGAAAAAGTAAAAATTGATTATCTTGTTAGTTATT